ACGTCACTGCCCGGCTGTATGCGCGAGGTTACCGACTGCGGCCTGAGTTTTTTAAATGGCGGAAAATCGTGTTGAGGCCAACGCCCATAATGCGGGCTGTTGCCCGGCATCCAACGCCATTCATGGCCATATCAATGATTTTCTGGTGCGTACCGGGTTGAGAAGCGGTGTAAGTGAACTGCAGTTGCCATGTTTTACGGCAGTGAGAGCAGAGATAGCGCTGATGTCCGGCGGTGCTTTTGCCGTTACGCACCACCCCGTCAGTAGCTGAACAGGAGGGACAGCTGATAGAAACAGAAGCCACTGGAGCACCTCAAAAACACCATCATACACTAAATCAGTAAGTTGGCAGCATCACCCAGTTTTGCACATTTCTGTCTGCGCATTTTTCGGAGTTTTTTTGATGTAACGACGGGCTGTTGCGTAATTCAGTCCCCTTGCTTCACACCATGCCACCGGAGATATACCGGAGCGGGTGTATTCAGCAATATACTCCTGCTGCAACGCCCCCCAGTCCGGTCTGCTCATCAGTTAGTCCTGATTTTTATCCACCCTGAGTAGTTCGCGCAGAGCAAAGGCATCCCCTTTTCTGGCAAGCTTAAACAATGCCGCTCGTAACTCGGCTTCACCTTTCGCTCTGCCCTTACGGATGGCCGCATAAAAATCTGTCATTGCTTCCCGATTTTCTTTCAGTCGGTTCAGATCAACATCCAGAACGTCAGCGATTTGTTGTGCAGTCATCCGGCACGCTGCCAGAGACTCGACTTTCGAATACGGAATCATTTGTCACCCCCATTGATATGCAGGGTGTCTTCTTCCTGTATTTTTCGTGAAGGATTTTTACTGCAGCGTTGTTCCAGGTGACCTGATGGTGAATGCGTTTATGGCTGGCACCCATCAGTGAGATTTTTACGCACGACGGCGCATACATGACGGAGTAAAAACTTTTAACGTAGGTTCCGGAATCCAGATACAGCTCGGTCATTCCGCCGCTGTTTTTCTGCGTCTGTTTCTGCCCTAACTGGACAGCACCGATCGTCATAAACAATTCACCACAGCGACCGAGATTCGTGTACGTATTCACATCCTCGTTAATGCGCCCCATGAATGAGAACGGTCGATCAACCGAACAGATAAAGCTGTTCATTGCCTTGCGTTTCACCCACGAAGCATGGCCGCCATTGTCACCAAGAAAATCCCCTCCCTGCGACATAGCGATGGAAAGAGCAGGTATTGATTCGTAGTACGCCAGCATTTCAGAAAGGATCGCATCCAGTTTCCTTATCGGAAAATAGGCCTGGTCATAGTTGCGATCCACCCGAAACTGGAACTCGTGATAATCATCATCGAGCTGAATGAAGTATTTACACCCGACCAGTTTTGCCTGGTCGAAACAGGCATTACGGGCGTAAAAAATTGAGCGGCGGTCACAGAAATTATCGGCTTCGTCAAAACGACTGGCGATATCGGCTTTGGAAAACACCAGCACCTGTTCACCAAATTCAGCCATGTACTGATGCCGTGTCTTATCTTCATCATCAACAACGATAAAAATTTTCCCGGTATAGCCAGCACGACGCAACGTCCGGTAAGTCAGAACTTTGTCCGGTCGCCCGTGAGTCAGAATAAAGGCGCAAAAATCATCACGCATATTCCTCCTCCTCACCACCATGCATGATCTCCACCATGCGCTGCGTCATCCGGACAAATCCATTTTCAATAGCCTGCTGATAATCAATGATCACCAGCGCCGACTCCTCGAAAAAACACTGGATTTCAGCGGGGGCGTGAGCGTAATAGTCCGCAATTCTGCTGAAATTAAACACCGTGTGACGTTCTGCCGCACACAGGAGGAATTTCTCAATATCAGGCTCAAGGGACGCCGAACGTATCCGGCTGATCAGCTCCTGAGTTTTCGTATCGTCGTACAGTTCACTGATATCCGGTTTACCGCCCGACGGCTCATAAACAGGCGTATCAATTTTCGTCGTATACGGCTCCTCCTCATTTCCTGTACCGGGCAAAACATCCGTCAACAGTTCATCAATTTCTGTCGGGATGAAGCCTGTCAGGGAGACATCAAAATCAGCATTGATTAGGTCCGACAGCTCCATCCGCAACAGATCTTCATCCCAGCCAGCATTCATCGGCAGGCGATTATCTGCCAGGCGGTACGCCTTTTTCTGCTCATCCGTCAGGCCAGACAGAACAATGACCGGAACAGAATCCATTTTGAGCATTTCAGCCGCCATAACACGACCGTGACCCGCAATAATTTCGCCCTTTTCGTCAATCAGCACCGGATTAGTCCAGCCGAATTGCTTAATACTTTCTACCAGTTGTGCCACCTGCTCAGGGCTGTGCGTCCTGGCGTTGTGCGCATACGGTGGCAATTCTTGTAATGGGCGATAGACTATCTTTAATTTCTCGCTCATACAGCCTTGCTTTATGAATAAAACGCACCCCAGCAGCCAGTGCTACTGGGGACGGAGGGGTTGCTGGTAAAGTTAGGTATTGGATCAATGAGTGAGTCAACATAATATTAAACTCACAATTATAAATCAGCCATATATTAGGAGCGCCAAAAAAAACCTGAAAACAATATAATAACAGGATAAATTTCAAGGCGACCAAGAATCATAGCTATGCACATTAAATATTTTGCAATGTCATTAAGCACTCCGAATGACGATGCAGTAGCCCCAAAACCTAATCCCATATTATTAATACATGCAGCCACTGTTGCAAATGATGTAAGAAAATCATATCCCATACCATTTAACACCAGTATAAAAAACACCGTGAAGAGAGTATAAAGAAAAAAGAAACTCCATACAGACCTCATTACACGATCTGTAACTATCTTCCCTCCTACATTTACACTCAACAACGCTCTGGGATGAGAAAGCTGATTTATCTCGTGTTTGCTTTGTTTGAAAAGTATAAGAAATCGAAGTGACTTAATTCCACCACAAGTTGAACCTATACATCCCCCAAAGAAACTTGACGACAGCAAAAACACTATCGTGTGCGTGGGCCAGTTTGCATAATCCTGCGTAGCTAAACCATTATCAGTGAGCATGGAGCTGGCAAGAAAAAACGAATGAATAAAACTTCCATGCAAGTCATACATACCTATATGCCAGACCTGGAAAGAGGTAACAATGATCACCCCTAAGGCTATTAACAGAAAGAAACGAAGTTCAATATCTCTGATTAAAGGTTTTATCGTTTTCCTGCTAATAACAATATACCAAAGAGTGAAGTTGAAAGCCGATAGCAGGGAAAAAGAACCAGCCACCAGCTCAACCAAATAGTTATTAAAATATCCGATACTCTCGCTATGAGTTGAGAAACCACCAAGCGAAACTGTGGAAATCCCGTGACAAATAGCATCAAACAAAGGCATTCCTGCAAGTCTATAACAGACAATACAAGCAATACCTAATAAAGAATAAGTTATCCACAGTGTCCGTGACGTATCGGCCAGGCGGGGAGTGAGTTTGTCATCCTTAAATGGCCCCGGCATTTCTGACTGATAAAGCTTTGCACCACCAATACCCAATAATGGCAATACAGCAACCGCCAGAACAATAACTCCTAAACCACCTATAAAATTTAACTGTGACCGATAGTACAAATATGCCCGAGGTAATGAACTAACATCATCAATTACAGTTGCTCCTGTTGTTGTTATTCCAGAAACCCCTTCAAACAGAGCATCAATGAACGTTAAATTAAGTTCTGAGTCAATCCATAAAGGGAATGCACTAATAACAGAAAACAAAATCCAAAACATTACAATTATAATAAACCCATCACGGGTACGTAATTGAATGCCAGATTTCTTAGTTGTATACCACGCTCCGCCACCAATGCAAAAAAACATAACGAAAGTTATAAAGAAAACGAACAGGCTTTTTTCTTTATAAAACAATGCTACAACCATTGGTGGCAACATTGAAAGACTATAGAGCCAAACCAGAAACCCACACATATGAGTAACAACTCTTACATGAGATGTATTCATATCTAAATATTCTTTCAATTATAACCACCTTGCTGCAATATTATGATTATACTGTATAAAATTTAACTCCTCTTAGATCTTACTTCACTGTTCCTTATGAAACAATCATCAAAATGAATCATATTGTAGTTAAGATTTTACTTTAAACACTGTTCGGTTATGTATTGCTGAGCACCTTCAAGTTGGGCCTGCATCATTACCAGTCGTTCCCGGAGGGTGAAATAATCCCGTTCAGCGGTGTCTGCCAGTCGGGGGGGAGGCTGCATTATCCACGCCGGAGGCGGTGGTGGCTTCACGCACTGACTGACAGACTGCTTTGATGTGCAACCGACGACGACCAGCGGCAACATCATCACGCAGAGCATCATTTTCAGCTTTCGCATTAGCTAACTCCTTCGTGTATTTTTCATCCAGTGCAGCAACATCACGCTGGCGCATCTGCATGTCAGTAATTGCCGCGTTCGCCAGCTTCAGTTCTCTGGCATTTTTGTCGCGCTGGGCTTTGTAGGTAATGGCGTTATCACGTTAATGATTAACAGCCCATGACAGGCAGACGATGATGCAGATAACCAGAGCGGAGATAATCGCGGTTACTCTGTTCATTGCTGACCCCACAAACAGATTTCACGCTCAATCTCACGACGAGTCATGAGACCTTTCCATTGCTTACCGCCAGCATATGTCCAGCGACGTAGCTGATCACATGCGCCTTTGATATCGCCCTGGTTTATTTTGCGAAGAAGCGTCGATGTTCTGAAATTGCCAGCACCCACGTTGTAAACGAATGAGTAAAGAGCGCCGCGCGTTGTTTCCGGTATATCGACTTCGATGTACGGGTTAATTTGTCTGGCGACAGTGGCAAGGTCTTTATTCAAGAGTGCTTTGCATTCTGCTTTGGTATACGTTTTACCGAGCATGATGTCTTTTCCTGTATGCCCGTGACATACAGTCCATACACCAACAATATCTTTGTATGGTATGTAGCTGACACCTTCCAGACCATCGTTACCACTTGGGCCAGTGATTAACACTGATGCTATAGCAATTGCTCCGCCACCAATAGCAGCAGCAACGGCTTTTCGTAATGATGGAGGCATTATTCACCTCTCGCAGCCTTGCGCTTATCTTCTTTAATCTTGAAATAAAGGTTTGTCAGGTACGTCAGCAGGCCAAAAACCAGACTACCCAGCACACCGATTGCAGCCCACTGTGACGGAGTTACTCTATCGAGCAACTGTAAAAACCAGTAGCCAGCACTGCCTGCGGAGGTGCCATAGGCGACACCCGTTGTTAACTTATCCATGGATTTCATAACCCCCACCTCGCAGATGCGGGCGCTGTGTAATGGAAACAAAAAATGGCCACCAGCGGCCCGTAAAAAACACCCCGTCAAAAGCACCGGCATCCGCAGATGCCCTTTGCGTGGCGTTATTTGATGCGCGCCAGATGTGGCGCAAAGAAATGAAATAAGACTTATCGAAAATTAAGGTTAATTTGATGATTTAAACCACTTCTGAAGCTTAGTAGTATGAACATGTCCCAGAAGGGGGCCAATACTTATGATTCTTCATGGACTTTGTCCCGCGGCGTTAATCCGACGGCCGCGCTTTTTTTGCGCCATATTCATCGCTAACTTACATGGCATTGCCACACGGGCATTATCAGTGTCCGTGTTTCTTTTTTTAGGGTTCAGAATAAAAAAAACCGCCCGGTGGAGGCGGTAAAGGATGTATTTCCAGGTTTTGCTTAGTATATGATTAATCTCAATGTCATTTTTAGCGATGTTTACAACATCGGGATGGCACATCACCGGCCCTGCCAGGAAATACAAAATCTCCACCGATAATGCACCATTCTGCTGCCGTAAAAAAATCAGCACTGAGGCTACACCTGGCCTCAAATCATAGCCAGAGAACAGAATGCTTTTTCGAAACAACCTGCTCCCACGTAATAAAAATACGCCAGTGCTGCAATACAATAAGGCTTATTTCAAATGCTGGAGCGGGTAGCGGGAATCGAACCCGCATCATCAGCTTGGAAGGCTGAGGTAATAACCATTATACGATACCCGCATATGGTGCCGACTACCGGAATCGAACTGGTGACCTACTGATTACAAGTCAGTTGCTCTACCTACTGAGCTAAGTCGGCACAGAACCGCCACCGAGGTATCGAATCTCACACCTACCACTTAAATGATGGTCGGCTCTTCCCGATGAGCAGATGGCGGTGTTCCCTTAATGGGATAGCTGTATTCAGTAATCCGTTATTCGAATACACCATCGAAGGAACAAGCGCATTATATACATTCACGATTCGTGTTATTAGCTAATTGCGCACAACACAGCTTCATTTAACGAAATGCCCCCCCAGAAACAACAAAACCCGCTCAATGGCGGGTTCTGGTAAAGTTCATGCGCTTGGTTCGCCTCGCGATACAGCTTTGCGAAGCATACCGGAATTGAAGCAATTTATGCGTAAAAAATCAAGCTATTTTTTGAGCAAATGATTCTCGCATGGGAATATACAGGGCATATTCAGCAACGGCTAACCAATTAGCAATTCGCTTTTCGCATGTGCTAAAACACCACTCAGGATGTGCATCATTCAGCAATTCAGCCATTTTACGCTTAGTCATCCCCCTCCCTTCATATCGTTGCCGGAGGATACAAATCAATCCTGGGTGTTTTGCCAGCACCTCACTTATGACTCTATCAATACATAACGCCTCTGCATCAGTACAATGCGCCAGCCAGGTCTTTTGCTTGCCATTGATCATCTCTCGCAAAAACGCTTCCAGCTCAGGTTTCTCTATTCCCGCTTTTTTCATCCTGCGCAGGGCTTCATTGACGGCTGTTTTCGTCAATTTTTTGGATGCCAGCAACTGGTTAAACATATTTCCCGTCTTACCGCCGCCAATATACGACCAGCGCCCCCACATGCGCAGTTTTCCCTGAATCCAGACACTTTCCAGCGTGGTGAGACGAAGGTGTTCCCCGCTTTTGCCTGTATTTGTTGGGTAAATCATAAATAACCTTCCTTTCTCCAGATTTCTTGTGTGCGAAAAACACCTTCTGCATGCATCAGGCGTAATTCTTCTTTGGTGTAATCGCTGGTTTTTACCCGCCCGTCGATTAAATCGTGGCATGAGCTACAGGCAATCGCTGCCTGCATATCGTGTGGTTTTGTCGCTGTTCCGCACGTCCCCGCCAGCCTGTAATGCGCCAGCACAGAGGTTTCGGGATTGTGATTGCAGTAGCCAGGGATTCTGATCTGGCACATCTGGCCTTTAGCCGCTTTACGTAAATTCACCATTACGCAAACTCCAGTAGTTGTGCGGCCACATTTTCAACTTCCTCCTGAGAGGAGAATTTACGGAACAGAATCCAGTTCCACAGCACATTCAGAACAGATTTATAAACCTGCTGAAACTCGGTTTCGTCCATATTCGCAAACGCGATGGATTTCGCCCTGCGCCCACGGCTACCGTCCGGATAAATATGCTCGGTGTAAAATCCGGCCTGAATGGTTACCCACTCGCGGAAAGCCTCAAACGACTTTAGCAATGCCGTATCCCGAGTTCTGCGTGTCGCAACTGTATTTAGATATTGCTCTGCGGCATCACTCAGGGCTGGTGTGTGTTCCCGACCAACTGATTCGCACAAGTAATCCACGAAACCAGACAGCAGTTCTCGTTCGCGAGGTGTGATCGCCCCACCGACCGGAGTCCAGTAATCGAATCCCAGTTGCAGGAGTTTGAAAAAACGCTTGTGGAATGCGTAGTTACGCACACGCTTAAAGTCTGCGTGTATCCACTCACCTATTTTGATTTGATGCAGAAAATCGCAACTCTCCGGCGTCGCCGGGAGAAGTAAACCAGAAGAGGTTTGTTTGACCAGTTGTATATGCGCCATTTCTCAATCTCTCGATGGCGCAGCGCAACAGATGCCAGTTGTTCAGGCTGACGAATAAAGTATAAATAAACTGGCTATGGTGTAAAGCCCCACATAGCATGAACAAACACTACATATCAAATAGCTGGTACAAGGATAGAAATACGACATTTATTATTAAAAACGATTAGATAAATTACATTTTAATGTTATGCAAAAGTTCTTTTTTATCATAACATTTCAATAAAAGCATTACAGATGCAATCATCCCGTCATCATCAATTATTTAAGGTGGTTAAACATGGAAAATAACAAGTTCGCACATCTCGCTCCTTTTTTATCCGTAATCCTTTTCGCTTGTTGTTTTATATGGGCATTATTTTTATAAAGTAGCCACATGATAAGTTGCTGGAATCATATTTCCCACTCAAGTCATTAACATTTGATAAGATATATCTAAAAGGACGCCTTTACATTATTTATGTGTATATAATTTATTTATATACACAGTAAAGGTATCCTGGGAAAATATTTATCGTTAAAAAATACATCATAAATAATTAAGCTGAAATTTCAGAACACAACTAATACACACAATAAGGTTCAGTAACAATAATCTATGTGGACTACATCGAGATTTTTTGATTAAACTTTAATAACTTATTCCTAACACACAGAATGCATAAACTAAAAGTAAAACAAATAGTTATACGAAAAACAACCATATTTATTATATCTTCTCCTCTAATCAACATATCAATTATGTGTTTCATAACAGCTTGACATAACCCTCAAAAACACGCATTTATAATGCATGTTTTTGAGGAGGTGGTTATGACACACAAGAGAATTCCTAAAGATTGGGTAATCAAACGCTCAACTCCGTTCTTCACAAAAGAGAACGTACCTTCAGCGTTATTAACACATCATAATACAGCAGCAGGTGTTTTTGGGCAGTTGTGCGTAATGGAAGGCACTGTAACATATTATGGTTTTACTGATGAGAATGCTACTGAACCGGAGATAAAAGTAGTCATTAATGCTGGCGCTTTTGCAACAAGCCCACCACAATACTGGCACCGTGTTGAACTAAGCGATGATGCTCAGTTTAATATTAACTTTTGGGTCGCTCCAGACTTCTCGGGCGAAAAAGTCTATAGCACCAAAAAATAGATGATCATATTAAAAATGCTTTAACCGTCAGACCCGGCAGGGCTATCCCCGACGGGTCTCATTTTTGTAAATATATTGGTTCTACATTGACAGGAGACTTCAACCATAAGAAGTAATCTGAATACTTGAGCAATAAATTTACTTAAGATTAATGAGCGCACCTTGCCGGACAAAGATAAACCAAGGTAACACCTTTTTTCTAGCCAGTATGTAATCAATCAGAAAGCCGCTCCATAAGAACAACAGCAAGACAATAAATTGCCATTACAGCCGCAATAGCCAGCGCACATTTGAGAACCAGCACGACAACCCCCTGTATTAGACGCACACCAGTCCTGATAAATATGAGGCTGTCTCGTCAGTGATTCAATACAACTATTGGGTAATGACTCCAACTTATTGATAGTGTTTTATGTTCAGATAATGCCCGATGACT